GCAGAGTACACCGTCTATTCGGTTTCTCCGTCCGCTGACGTGACGCAACCGTGCTACATGGTCCGGGCTGTGGTCGAACGCTTCGATGAAGACGGCAAGCGGCACTGCCACTACTTCACTCACAATACCCTGGAGATCGTGTGATGTTGACCGAAGAGCAGTTCAAACTGGCACTTCCCGTGGCGTTCCGCGGGAATGTGACGCCAGATGTGATGAAAGGGGTTAATGAACTCCTGTCTGACCCTAACGTGGCGGAGCAGTACCGGGACAACCTGGTCGGCTACACCAACGTGATCAAAGAGGGCAAATTCAAGCTTGAGTCGTATGTGTACGCGGTGAAGTACGTGACACAGAAGATGATGGGCAAGAACAACACCGATGCCTACATTGCGACGTTCCCGGACAAGTACCAGGACTTCTGCAACCGGGGTGTGAGCCAGAAGGACATTGCCTCCTACATCAGCGCCTACAACAAGGGCAAGCTGGTCGCGTTGATCATGGAGCAGTCGTTGATCCCGGTGTGGGTCGGCAACCAGGATCTGTACCAGCGGGCGCTCAATGTGCAGGCTGACCTGATGCTGAATGCCACCAGCGAGAAGGTGCGCTGTGAAGCGGCCAACTCCATCCTGACGCAGCTGAAGCAGCCGGAGAAGACCAAGATCACCTTGGACGTGTCCGAGGAAGCCAGTGACACCATGAAGGCGCTGCGCGATAGCACCATGGAGCTGGTGGCCCAGCAGCGGCTGATGATCCAGGCGGGGCAGCTGACTGCCAAGGACGTGGCCGGTACGGCGCTGATCATCGACGGTGAGGTGATCAACTGATGGAAATGCTCGACGCTACGCCCAAGTCAGTGGATGAGTGGCTCAATGGCGCCGATTACTCGCTCAATCCGAACTACATCCCCAGCCAGTTCGCCCTGGAGTTCGCTGCGTTCATCAAGCTGGTGAATGGTGGGCGCGGGGAAGAGAACAAGACGCCGGTGCTGCACTTGACCATGCTGGATGAGGTGGACATGGTGCGGGTCAACGACGACGGCACGCCGAACCACTTCCCGCGCATGGCCAACATGGTGTTCCGGGGCGCGGCCAAGACCACGCTGATGGGCGAGTACCTGTTCCTCTACCTGGGCATGTATGGCGGCCTGCCCAACTTCGGCAAGATTGAGCTGGCGCTGTACGTGTCGGACAGCATCGACAACGGCGTCAAGAACATGCGCAAGAACTTGGAGTTCCGCTACGAGAACAGCGACTTCCTGCGCCGGTACATGAGCGCCGAGTTCACCGACATCCGCTGGAAGTTCACCAACGCCGACGGCAACGTGTTCATCGTCAAGGGCTACGGCGCCAAGACCGGTGTGCGGGGTTCGAAGGAGATGGGTAAACGGCCGCGCCTGGCGGTGCTCGATGACTTGATCAGTGACGAAGATGCCCGTTCGGCCACGGTGATCGCCGCGGTAGAGGACACCATCTACAAGGCGGTGGACCACGCGCTGCACCCGGAACGGAACATGATCATCTGGTCGGGTACCCCGTTCAACGCCAAGGATCCCCTGTACAAGGCGGTGGAATCGGGAGCCTGGGCGGTCAACGTGTACCCGGTGTGCGAGCGCTTCCCGTGTACCGAAGAAGAGTTCCGCGGTGCCTGGCCCGATCGTTTCCCCTACAGCTTCGTGAAGAAGAAGTATGAGACGGCGATGAAGGTGGGCAAGGTTGACACGTTCAACCAGGAACTGATGCTGCGCATCATGTCCGATGAGGACCGTTTGATCCTGGACGGCGACATTGGCTGGTACAAACGAAAGAACGTGCTGGACTTCAAGTCTTCGTTCAACTTCTACATCACGACTGACTTTGCGGTGACTGAGAAGGCGGCCGGCGACTACAGCGTGATTTCGGTGTGGGCCTACAACTACAACAAGGATTGGTACTGGGTAGACGGCATTGTGCGCCGCCAGGACATGTCGGCGAACATCAACGACCTGTTCCAGCTGGTGCAGACGTGGAAGCCGCAGTCGGTGGGTATCGAGGTGTCCGGGCAGCAGGCCGGCTTCATTCCTTGGATTCAGGACCAGATGATGCAGAAGAACATCTACTTCAACCTGGCTTCCGAGAACAACAGCAACAAGCCGGGCATTCGCCCAAACACCAACAAAATGGTGCGATTCAACACCGTGGTGCCGTTGTTCAAGCTGCACAAGATCTACTTCCCGGCTGAATTCAACCTGGACCCGCGGATCATGGAAGCTGTGAACGAGTTGAGCCTGGCCTCGGCCAGTGGTTTCCGCTCGAAGCAAGATGACTTCATTGATACCATCTCCATGCTGTCGGTGATGAAACCGTTTGCGCCAAGCCAGGATATGGCCGCGCACGGGGGCACAGGCGGTATGTGGGACGACGACGTGAAGGATACGGCGAGTCCTTTGGATAACTACCTGGTTTGAGGTGTAGATGAAGCTCTCTTTTGTGTTCTCGCAGCTGCAAGGCAGCGAACTGGCCCAGCTCTCGCTGGTTGACCCGGAAACGGGGCAGATCAAGTCGGAGAAGTACCGGAAGATCGTAGACGCGATCAACTTGGGACTGATCGACCTGTATGGCCGGTTCTTGCTGAAGATCGGTACGGTTACCGTACCAATGGAGGCGGATGTCGAGGTTTATAACCTGGCACTCGTCGATAAGAAGGTTCCTGCGAAGATGATCCAGATTCACCGGGTTATCGACCAGGATGGGCGGGAAATCCCGTACAACGACTTCTCTGTGGCGCACAGTGTGCACTTCACCGAGAAGACCGTGATGCATGTACCAAAACACCTGCGTCAGTGTCACAACCTGACGTCGATCACGGTGCAGTACAAGTCTATGCCCAAACAGACTGATCCGTGCGATGACTACATCGACCCGGACTTCATGGAGGTGGACATTGACTACCAGTACGTGAAGGCGCTGTGCTACTTCGTCGGTTCGCGGATGCATGCCCCGGTGGGGCTGCAGGATGCAACGTACCAGCCGAATGCCTTCTTCTCCATGTACAACGCTGAGTGTCAGCGCCTGGAGGATGAGAACTTCGAGCTGAGCTACGTGGCGACGCCAGACCGACTCCGCGTGAACGGCTGGGCGTAAATAGGGTTGGGGGCCGTACTTGGCCCCCTCTCTCACTATGCATCAGGTAACACTATGAAATCTTGCAGGCCTCGCAATGAGGCCGGGCGTGATAGCCCGCGTTAACCCAGCCAACCTTCCCGTTGTACTGCTCGACCAGGAATCCTGGTGCGTCAGCGTGGAAGGCACTGCCTGAGTACTCGCCGTAGGTGATCGGCGTGCAGATCTTGACGCCATTCACGCGCCAGTGCTCCCGAAACCACCCTGGCCACGTTCGCTGGCTTCGCTGAACTGTTCCACCACTTTGATCTCGGGCGTCAGGCACGGAACGATGACGAACTGGAACAAGCGCTCGCCGGCTGCCCAGCTAAACCCCTTCCCTTCTTTCTGCGTGACGGCCACCTTCCACTCGCCTTCGTAGTCGCTGTCGATCACACCAACCGTGTTACGCAGGGCAATGCCATGCTTTGCGCCGGCACCGGAACGCGGAACGATCAAAGCGACACAACCGACCGGAACTTTCATCGCAAAGCGCAAACCGACCATCACACTGGCAGGACTTGCCCAGCTAGTGCGTTCTTTGATCTCTCCGGCGCTTGGCATGAAGATATCGTAGCCAGCTGCGCCATCACTGCCGCGTTCTGGTAGGATCACGTCCGGGTGGAGTTTAATCAGTTCCATCATTACCTCATTTCATTGGTTTACAGGAGAAGTGCCAATGGCACAGGAAAATGTGCAACTGCCGCCTGTTGTAACGCAGACGCAGCAGAAGCTCACGGATTGGTCGAACGAGCCGACCTTACAGGAGCTTAAGCGCGATGTCGAAGACTCGCACTCGGCTCACCAGGCTCGCGTGTCGGAAATCAGTGTTTGGCTGGATTTCCTCCACACGAAGGGTCAAGGTGCAGCGCCTAAGATCAAAGGCAAGTCTCAGGTGCAACCGAAGCTGATCCGGCAACAAGCTGAGTGGCGCTACGCCTCTTTGTCGGAACCGTTCCTGTCTTCGCCGGATATCTTCGAAGTCAAGCCAGTTACCTGGGAAGACCGCGAAGCTGCGATCCAGAACGGCATGTTGCTGAACCACCAGTTCAACGTGCGCCTGGACAAGCAGGCCTTGATCGACACCATGGTCCGTGCGGCAGTGGACACCGGTGTGTGCTTTATCAAGACCGGCTGGACCCGCGTCACCGAGAAGGTGAAGGAGATGGTTCCGCAGTATGAGCTGACGGTGAACCCGCAGTACCTGCCGATCATGCAAGAGTTGGACGCCCTGGAGCAGGAATCCCCTTCCGAGTACATGGAAGTGGACGAAGGCTACCTTCTGGCGCATGAAGCCTACAAATCCGACGGACAGGGCTGGGCACCCGAAGTCGTGGGCTATGTTGAAGAAGAAGTGGAGAAGGTTCGTGAGAACCGACCAACCGCTGAAGTTGTTGGTTTCCACAACGTGATTGTCGACCCGACTTGTGGTGGCAAGCTCAAGGAAGCTAGCTTCGTGGTGCACAAGTTCGAATCCTCCATGTCGGCGCTCAAGAAGGACGGGCGCTACAAGAACCTGGACAAAATCAATGTCGAAG